CTCTCACAAGAGCTAACGTGTCGGAGGCCATAATCTTTTTTATGCGGTCACTGACAGCAGAAGCGGTAACTTGCACTGCTAGTACCTCACCCTTCTTGATAGCAAGAAGGTCTGCCCACCCCCACAGGTCTTTTCGTTGTTTGGTGAAGCTGTTCCACTTTTCAACTATTTCAACGTGGTAGCCCAACTCACGAAGGTGAGCCAAGCTACGCTGTGTGGGTGAAACCTTTGTTGCCATCAATAGCAGTTCGTGTTGCAGTTGTTGCCGTAGCAACAGGTTGTGCAAGTGACATACCGACCATTTGAATAATAAGTATGTGTTGAACAAGCTGCCCACACCATTGTTGATGATGCTGCAATCCAAGCTGCGATTAAAAGTTTCTTCATGATTAATCTCCTGTGGTTAAAAAGGTACATCTTCATCATTTTTGTAGGTCTTGCGAGCATAGGAGGGTGTTACCTCTTTGTCTTGCCGCTCTTCCTCACGCTTTTTCTTAGACCAGTTATCTTCTTTCAAAGCTAACAGGTTATTTCCTCGGCTTGTTGGCTTTTGCCATGCAGCAATCTTCAACTTCTCACCTGCTTTGTAGTCGCATTCAAGGACTATGAAGCCTTTGAAGTCAGGCCCTTTGGGTGACTTACGCATCTCTTCATCTTCCCAATACAGGACACCACTGCCAGGCATCTCTTTGTGTGCATTGTTTGTCGCCATACTATTCCTTTCGTGTGTATGTGTACTTGGCGTACTTCTTCCCATTTTCGCTAACCATGCTTGTAAAGATGTTGTGTCCATCTTTGCGAAGACTTTCGATATGTGCTGCAAGTCGGAAACTCCCAAACATGTTTAAAGCGTCCCTTGGAGTCAAGCTACCTCCGCTTTGGAGGTGGTTCAAAATACTCATTCGCTGAGTCCCGAATCGGTTGGTGACTGGGACTTGTCGGGCTTTGGGCTGACTGTCCCTCCAACTGTGACGATGGCAGCTTTGAGTTTGACTTTGTGTTCTGTTCTAAATGCTTCTGTGGTGGACTTGTTGCATTCCGAGAGTCGTTCAAGTTTCCCTGCCTTTTCCTCCACAGGGACTTTCGCTGAAGAAATAATGCGGGAAACCATGTCGGCATAGCCTGTTATCCAATCTTCCGCTGTTGCATAGCGTTTGTAGGGTTGGTCAGTGCCAGGGACATAGAGAGGGAACGCACCTTCCTCCTCAACCTCTTCAAGTGCAACCTCATGTATGTCTTCCACCCGCTCGACATTGCCCATATGTTTGACCGTTTGTGCTGGCGCAAAGTCCGCAACTTCCTCAGGTGTGTAGACACCGACCACACACCCTGGGAATACAGCTCGTATTCCTTCGCTAATGACCCTCGCTCGCAACATTGCTCTTGGATAGTTCTTCCAGTTATCCTTGCTGGCAATGCCAATTTCTTTCGCTTGGCGTAGAGTCCATGTGACTTCAAGAGAGCCTCCTTGCGGATGTGTGAATAGACCCGTAACGGCATCATTTGTGTACTCCTTCCATGTAACAGAACCACCCGCTTGTTGGAAGCGAGCAAGCATAGCGTCTGCTTTCAGGGCAGGGCGACCTTGGATAACGTGAAAGTCACGCATAGCGATAGCAGGGTGTAAGCCTTCTGCTTGGCATAGCAACATGATTGCCATAGCCTCTTGTGGGTTCTTAAACCCAAACATCTTGCTGCTGGCAGCTACTTCTGCCATGTGCTGAATGTCTTGTAGTGGAACGATATTACTCATGGGGAACTTCCTTTCGTTGTTTCATCATTAAATCTGCAATTAAATAAGAACGTTCTGTAAAAATATTTACAGAGTCTCTTACATCAGAGGCCAGCAATCCTTGCAAAGCCTGACCTGCAAAGTAGTCTCGCAAATCCATACCTTCTGATATGGTTGTCTGACCACTTGTAGGGTGTTTGTGCATGTAGGGATAGGCTTTCATACCACCACCTTTCTTGGTCTGCCTGGCTTCTTGCGTGGTGTTCCATCTTCCTTAACCCCATACTTCATATGCTTATAGGCATCTACCATAGAGCGGAGTAACTTGCCATGTGCATCTAGGATGCTTGACAAGTTATTTACCTTGCTCTCTAACTCAGATATACGCTTGTCTTTATCAAAAATAAACATGTGAACCTCACTTTAAAAGAAATCTACGTGAACCTGGCATCTCACGCATAAACTGCTTGTGAATGTCAGGCATGGCTTCTTGGAACAGCTTGCTATCGAACTTGATACTTGGCTTTGCGTTCTTCCAAGTGGCAAGAACTTGCCCCTCTATGTTGGACAGCACAGAGGCTTCCCCCATATAGCCAGCTACCAAGGTTTGATACTGCTCTTCTTGAGCCTCTAGAAGCTTGATTTGAGCCTTGACCTGACTCAGAGCTAGACAAGCTTGTTCAACGCTTGCAGAGGCTGTTTTAAGGCTTCCTACGGCCTCCTGTGGGTACAGAAGTTTGACCTGCTCTAAGTCTTCGGGGGGAAGAGTTGTACCTGCTTGGGCGTGTCCCCACACGACTGCCATTTGCTGGATAAGTTCTTCCTTTTGTTGCTCTGTGATATTAAATGGAATGAGGAGAAACTCCTGACCTCCGAATAATACGGCGAGGTAAACCATATCGACACCGTAGACAGCAGCTTCGTGTACCAGTTGCGCCATGTCAGCAGGGGGGCAGATACCCGTAACATCAAACTTACCACGCACACTAGCGTTGTAATTCTTAGCTTCAACAAGGAAACTCTTACCATCTTTCTTACCTGCAAAGTCAAAGTGGGACTTAAACCAAGGGTGTTTGGCATGTGTGAGACTCTCCTCAATCTTGATTAACTCAGTCTGTAGTTGTTGTTGGGCTAGTCTGCCTATGACAGGTTCCATCACATGTCCCATCTGTACTGCTTCTATGTGGGATAGGTCAGGTATAGGCATCTTGCCTTGCTTTGTCAGGATGACTTCGTTTGCTTTGCCGTTGGCTACCTTGCGAGAGTCACCCGACCATATGGCAGAGTTTCTTGTTTCAGGGGTGAAGTCAGTCATGAATGTTCCCCTTCAGCAATTCGTCCTCTTCTGTCATCACATGGTCAGCAGCTTCCCAGTTGTTAGCGAGTGGTGTACAGCGTCCTGTGGTGCGTCTGTCTAGCTCGGCATAGGTTAGGGTTTCCCTATTTGTTTTAAGGCCTGTAACAAGGCTTATAGGGTGTTCAAACCCGCATCTAGCGTTGTCATCTAGTTCATCCCGTAAAGACGGGAGAATATATTTACATTGAATACACAGTTTCATGGTCACGAACCTTTCAAGTTAATTGGGATTAGATTATAAGCACAGTTAATTAGATGATGTCAAGTGTTTATTTTATGTTTGTTCTCCTTATGTAGTTTGTAAAGAACTAGGAAGCAGGTAGGGGCTATCCCTATCATCAGTCCCAGTAGAAGAATGAGAGTCCAAATTAACGCATCTAACATGTATGTCTCCAGTTATGGTTAGGGCTTTTATGATGACGGATTGAGGGTGCAGCAGTCCTTCTCTAACCTGGTTAAGCACTTGATTGGCTTCTTGTTTGTTCATGGTTACTTTCTTTTAGACAATACAAGGGCTACGGTAGGGATGATGATTAGTCATGTGTCCTACTTTCAGCCTTGGGGCTGTCCTGTATGGGGCTACTGCCCTTATACAGTTCTGCTGCTTTATTTATCGACCCAACTATTCCGTAGTTGCCACGGTTGACTATCAGCCTACATGGTCGTTTATCACTTGGGGCAGAACCCTCGTGCACCCGTCCCCCTTGGGTCAAGGTGAACCGCTTTCCTCCCACGCTGCCACAGTCAGGGGCACTTATTAACGTATGGGGTACGGCTGACGTAGTAGGGGCATAAAAAAAACCGTTACAACTGCCCTCGGTAGGAACCCTACGGATTAAACCAAGGGCAAGGGCATGTGTAACGGCTTTCATTGGCTGCTTCCTACGGCAACGGGGCTGATATTAGCAACAAGTCACAAGAGCTGTCAAGAACCCTATGCAGAATATCCCTATTGCATACAGTACTTTGTCATGTAATGGGGTTTTGTCCTGCCATTCAGGGGCAAAGGGAAACGCATCCCGTAGGGTGCGTGGATACATGCGTGTAGTGTCGTTATCGGGGCTTGGGGCTTTTATCATGGGGCTAATCCTTTAATGAAACGTGTGGAAAAGACAACAGCACCATCAAATTCATCAGGAATTAGGTAGCTGTCGTGTCCTTGTGCAAGCATGTATTCATCTGCGTCATCAGGGTTCATAATGGCCTTCTCTTCTATGCTGTGGATGACTACCATCCGTTCTAAGTCATCATCTGATACGCAGAATTGACCATGCAGCATAGTTCCGTACCATATTTCTGTGTGCTTCATGGGGCTATCTCCTGCAAATGATGGGCAAGAGTATCCATCCAGCTACGGGCGGTATCTTCTCCAAGCATCCAAATGACTTCAAGGCCAAGGCTTTCAGCAGTAGCGTCAGCGGCTTCATAGTCGCCGTGGTCGCCGAGGTTATAAATCAAGCCGTCAGAGGCAAGACAAAAATAGGTTTCATGGGTTTTCATGGTCACAGACTCCAGTTGGTTAAGAAAGGGGCATAAAAGCCCCTACAAGGGGTTTATAAAAATACTTTGTGTGTTTGTGTGTCAAAGTATCGTCTAGCTTCGCCAAGGGTCTGAAATGACTCCCAAAATAGGCGGCAGTGTTCTTTGAAGTCATGGGCTTTAACATGAAATAATGCGCCTTCATGCCATAACTCTAGTCGCCTTGTTTGTGTCTCTTTGCGTTCTACATACCCGCAAGCGAGAGCATAAGGGGTCAACCTGCCTGATTTTGTTCTAAACTTATTCATGGATACTATCCTTCATGTTGCAGTGCAATAGCGCACCCGCAAACCCTCATACAAGGGCTTGCAGTTGGTCTATCTCAATACTTTGCAGGGTATGTAGCCAAACTCTGCCTTAAACTGCTTTACGGTCAAATGCTTGGCTTTGTAGGTATCCCCAAACTTGGTAAAACACGCATATTCGGCTTCACCATTTTCGTTATGGTCGTTGGCTTCACCTACTAAAAAATTTTCCCCAAGCATCTTTATAGGCGGTACTACTTCTAACATCTGCCAATACATGGCTTCGGTAGTAGGTATCCATTCGCTAGGGTTTGCGTCCATTGCATCCCATAACTCTTTCCATTCAAGTGGTTTATTCATGAGAACTTCTCCTGATTAGTTGATGATGTGATTAGTATATACCAATCAGATAACCTACTGCAAGCAATAGGCTATCAAGTGGCACATTAAAAGTAAGAATGCAGTTCTTTGCCTACTACTTTGACAAGAATATCTTTTGCTTCAATCAAGTAATAGTCCATGGGTTCTATGTATTCCCCTGATTCTTCATCAATCCAGCCCTCAGGTTCGCATTCCATTACATAGCCTGATTCGTCAATGTATACATCACTTATTTCAAGGTGTTCATTGATTAAATGCAGTGCACTGCTAAAACCTGGATACTCTTCATCCTCAGGCATAGGCCCAAAATATAGGTCGTAGTTTGCCTTATGGATAAGTGAACGTACATTCTCAGGTAATGCCTGAAAGATTGTCTCTGCATGTTCGCTGATAGCTTTGTCTATATATTGCATGGTTACTAACCTCCTTGGTGAAGTGCAAAATAGCACTAGCTAGCCCGTAGGCTAGCTGCTACTATTTTAGAAATACATTTTACGTTTATGGATAACGTCAAGTAAATCTATATATTTTGGTATTAGGCTGCTAGGTTTTTGACCAGTTACTTGTAAACCAACAAAGCGGCTAATATCCCAGTCATTCTTATACATGTCATCCATGCTATCTATGCACTCTTCTATTGCATAGTCTAGGCTATCACCTTGACCAAAACCTATCTCGCTGCCACTGTAAATCGCTGTTACGTTTATCATGCTACTAGCTCCTTTAATGTTGCTAACTATGTTAGTTAGTGAGTTAATTATAAGACTAGTGATGTGAGTGTCAATAGCTATTCTCTACATTTATTTCTATTGCAAAGCATAGACTGTTAGATATTGTCTATGAATACTTTATTCTATGCTACAGGTGTTTAGTCTAGGGTTAGACTATAGTACAATCTAGATTAAATATAGTGTGTCTATGTAATAGTATATCTAAGGGATAGCCAGTTAGACAATGGGACAGTAAAGGGGTTTACCTCTTACCGCCCACAGCTACAGAGGTTTATCCCCTACACGCTACACGCTAGCTTTTTAAACTGGGTAAGGGTCAACCTACACTATGCGTGAGCTTGCCACCTCTCGCTTGCCCGCATGATTGGGTCTGAGGGTCTGAAAAGAGGTGCACCCCACTTCTCGCCCCCCATAAAAAAATTACTGTTTTTGGTATAGTTGGTTTACTGGTGAGCAGTTGCCAGTGTTCCTTGTAGGTGTTTGGTTAGTCATGGGGTTACTCCTTGACTAACCTTTTTTTATGTTCCCTTCAATAGCTCGCCCCCTTTACAAGGTGGTCGTTTACCTATACTATGTGGTTATTGGTAGAGAGGTTAATATGATTACAGAGCTAGTGCTGGAGAGTGGAGTAAGTATGCCTAAACAGCGTACTGTTTACGCTTACCCATATGAGGGTATGGAGGTAGGGGATAGTTTTGTTGTTCCTCTGTCTGCTAGGGCAAAGGTGTTGAATGCCAACTACAGGGCTGGTAAGCGGTTGGGAAGGTACTTTGCTGCTAGGACTGAGGGTGATACTGTCCGAGTTTGGAGGATGTCGTAGTGTCAGAACTGCTGTGGATGGATGAGAATGAGTTACGGGAGGCATGTCGCCTCTTGGCTAACCGTCTTTGTCAGACAGAGCACAGGATGTTAATGATGGCTATGGGTATACAGGAAGCTGTGGAGTATGGATACAAGGTTGGCTACGAGGATGGCATTACGGGACAGTCGTATTCGGTTTCAGCAAGAGATGAGGCGAGCCTTGTCTTGCATTAAGAAGATGGAAAAGATTAAGTTGGCTAGGGAGTGGGAAGAGAGATACAACCCTGTCCACTACAGAGAGTTAATAGCATGTGCCAAGAACAAGCAAGTAGCGATAGCTATTGCCAACTGGAAAACAGATGAACTTTGATTTAAAGAAGTTTTACAAGTTCTGTTCCGAACTCAAGATTGAGACAAAGGAAGAGGGCTTGAAAAAGATGGGTAATCTCTTGGGTACTCAGACATATGTGATGGACGAGATACAGAAAGGCTTAGATGAAGACATCCACTTCTTTGTCATCCTCAAAGGCAGACAGCTTGGTATCACGACTATTTCCTTGGCACTGGACTTATATTGGCAGTTCACACATCCTGGATGGCAAGGCACACTCGTTGCTGATACGGAAGAAAACAGAGACATGTTCCGTTCAACACTGGCTATGTATATCGAAGGATTACCAAAAGAGTACAAGATTCCGCTGGTTGCCCACAACCGCAACCAAATGGTTCTCAAGAACAGGTCAAGACTCTTTTACCAAATCGCTGGTAACAAATCTAGACTGGGGCAGGGTAAAGCTATCACTTACCTACACGGGACTGAAACAGCCTCATGGGGAAACGAAGAAGGCCTAGCTTCGTTGATAGCCTCTCTTGCTGAGAAGAACGCTGAAAGGCTGTACTTGTTTGAGAGTACGGCTCAAGGCTTCAACATGTTCCACGACATGTACAAGACTGCCAAACGAGCTAAGACTCAGAGAGCCATCTTCTGCGGTTGGTGGCGTAATGAGTATTACCAAGTCCCTGCTGACTCCAACATCTACAAGGTCTACTGGGATGGCAAGCTGACTGGTGAAGAAAAAGAGTGGCACAAAGATATTAAGAAGCTCTACGGCTACGAGATTAACTCTCGTCAGATGGCTTGGTGGAGATGGAAGATGTACGAAGGTATCAAAGACGATGCCCTTATGTACCAAGAGTTCCCACCTACTGAAGACTATGCCTTTGTGATGACGGGCACATCCTTCTTCTCACATACCCGCTGTACAGAAGCAGCAAAGGTAAGCAAGAAGACAGAGTGTGATTACTACAGGTATTCTTTTGGTCAACTGTTCCAAGACACAGAAGTATTGCGGTCAACAGAAAGACTGGGTTCTCTCAAAGTATGGGAAGAACCTATAGACAGTGCCTACTACGTGATTGGTGCAGACCCTGCCTATGGCAGCTCTGATTGGGCAGACAGGTTCTGTATTCAGGTCTACCGCTGTTATGCAGATGGCCTTGACCAAGTAGCAGAGTTTGCAACCTCTGAACTCAACACCTACCAGTTTGCGTGGGTGATAGCTCACTTAGCGGGAGCTTACAAGAACTCTACCCTTAACTTAGAAGTCAACGGCCCAGGTCAAGCTGTGATTAACGAGTTAAGGAACTTGAAACGCTTGGCAACCTCTATGGGCGGCGCTACAGGGCGGGACTTGATGGATGTGCTTGGTAGTATGACCAACTACATTTGGAGGCGTAATGACACGCTAGGAGGCTTGTCAAACAGTATTGGATACCTAACTACAAGCAACAGCAAGGAACGTATGTTGCAGTACATGAAAGATTATTTTGAGCGGGGCATGATGGGTATTCTCAGCATGGAAACCCTAGAAGAGATGAAAGGTATCGTGCGAGAAGGTGGCTTCTTGGGCGCACCTGGTCGTGGTAAAGATGACAGAGTGATTGCCTCTGCCCTTGCTGCTGTTGCCTACGCAGAACAGATTCAGCCTAGATTGATAGCTCACAAGCTATCTCGCAATGTCTCTGCTGCACAAGAGTCTTTCTCCCCTGAACAAATTGCTGTTGGCAGAAATGTCAGTGATTACTTAAAAAGGATAGGCATGTATGGTTCATGACCAACTAACCATTGTCTCTGTGTATGGGCACAACAACGGTGCATCTGCCATACCTTCTATTCTCAAGAGTATGAAGGAGCTTAAAGGCAGTAAGGGCTTACTCATTTCTTTGGAGAAACCTTCTAAACTGCCAAAAAAGATAGCTTGGAAGCGTTGCCACACCATAGACTATCTAGGCTACTCCCTCTTCACGATGCACGGCTTGTACGCCTATATAGAGACTGACTACTGCCTTATCGTGCAAGACGATGGTTGGGTGCTTAACGGCAAGAACTTTAA